TTTGCATGAAAACGCTTGATTGCAGCAGCAATCCGATCTGGATTTTTTGCTGCATCTCGCCTGACACTTTCCTTGTGCGGAGTTGGATTGGCAGCATACCGTTCTCGCTGTCGAGCACGTATCTCTGCTCGATTGCGTTCGCGATACAGCCTATCAGACTCCAGAATGCGATCCTTATAAGAGGCTCTATGCTTTTCCATTGACGCTTTGTACGCCTCTGGGTTTTCATCTCGCCACTTGCCATTCCTAGCCAAGGTGCATTCTTTGCACTCGGACCTGTGCCCGTCAAGCATTTGCTTGCGTTTGTAGAAGGCCGAAAGCGGCTTTTCTACGCAACACACGGTACAGACCTTGTTCACATCAAACCTTACAGGCCGACGTTGTTCATGTACGAATGCGCCGACGGGTTGAACTTAACCAACACATCAGTGTACGCATCGCCCGGGGTGCTGGCGAAACCAACAATACGGAAAGCGGCTGCTGCAGTCTGAACGGTAGCGTCCAGAGCAGAAGTCGAGTTGCCGGTACGGGTGGAGCCAGTGCTGGTGCTTTGAACAGCAGCAAAGAAGGTGTTGGTACCCAGATCAGCTTGGCCGACGGAGCCGTCGCACTGAGCTTGGAACACCACGTTGGGGTCGGTCACGACCTTGGCCTTCACAACACCAGTGGTGCCGGAGGGGTAGTACTGGCTGTGGATCACCTGACCTTGCGCGTTAACGTACTCGCAGCCGACGAACACGCCGATTGCGCCCACGCCAGAACCGCCGAGGTTGTTGGTGGTGATGTCAGCACCAGTGGCGGTCGAGATGGCGATGTAGCCGTCTGCGCCAATGATGACCACTTGGCCATAGAAAATGTTGGTGGCTTCGCCAGCCGGGTCGATCAGAAATTCTTCAGTCGCACCAGCGTAAGGCATACCATCAACGCGCTTGACGGGGCGAAGCCCGTAGGGAGCAGCAGTAGATGCCATGTCAAATCTCCAGAATTAAGAGCCAGTTCCGAAAGTGACCTTGGTACGGCGCTCATTGAACAGCGGCATACGCGGGTCGTTCTCTCGCATGAGGTTGTTGTCTACAGACTTCATCTGCGCATCAGCCTGTCCGGTGTAGTAAGCATTGCGCTCCTCTACAAGTTCGGAAGGTGTCTTGCACAGCATCAAGCCGCCGACAACCACGTTGTCCTTGAAACGGGCATCCTCGCTTTGCATCAGGTGAACCTCGGGGTGGTCAGATGCTTTCACGGGTTCCCAGCCTTCGCGGAGCTTGGAAGAAACGTTCATGGGGTCCGCATTGCCCATCGTACTCACACGTACCCAGCGAAACTCATAGCCCGGTTCCGGATTCGGGGTGGGCAGCAGCTCGGGTCGAACCCAACTACGCTTGCGAGCAGTGGATTCACGGGTGTTCAGTTCACGCGGCGAACGGGTTTCAGCCATTTTGTTTCCTCATTTCTTCAGCAACCTGCTTGGCATAGATGTCCAGAGGTACACCCAGCCGCTTGGCGACGTTAACCTGCGATTGTGTCAACACGATCTTTTTAGGGGCAGTGCTACGACTCACAGGGGCGACAGTGCCTTTCTTTGCTCGCGGAGTATCGGCATCTGCAAGCTCAGGAAACACCTGTCTCATTCGTTGATTTACGCGTGCGTAATACTCATCGGATTGGGGGTCTACCCCTTCCTTTACCAGCTTGGTATGGAGTCCAAGTGCAAAGCTGGTCTTTTCTTCGTCTACGCCAAACCAACCGTTCTTTTTCTTCCACTCTAGTGCCTTTTGGTCCACCGTAGGTTGCTGGGGAACCGGAGGCTGTGGAGGAATTTGACGCTGTTGTACATCATTTTCAGCAGCCTGTAAAGGTGCTGGACGTGCATTAGCAATTCGCTCTGCTCGCATCGTTGCGACATTGAGCTTTGTTTGAGCCTTCACCAGTGCATCAGAATCGCCTGCCTCATATGCCTGCTTGTATTCTGATTGCGCTTTTTCAAGCTCTGTAGCAGCCAATCGCTTGGCTTGCTCAAGCGAAACATTGTGTGTCTGACCGAGGCTGCCTTGGAGTCGCTTGTTCTCCTCCATGACCTGTTGGGCCAGTCGGAGCGCTTCTTCTCGCTCACGCAGGGCAGCTTCTTTGGCGCGACGCTCGTCGTGGTAGCCACGGCTGAACTTCTTGATGCGCTTCTGTACAGACTCGCTGTACTGAGTCAGCTCATCATCACTGACCTCTTCAGGAGCCGGTGCAGGTTCACGGCCTCGATCTTCTTCAGGCGTGTCGTCTACGACATCAACCTCGATCTCTTCGCCTTCAACCTCGTACTCAACGTCTTCAACGTCGGGCTTGTTTTCTTCAGACATGACTTACTCCTTATGCACGCGCGATTCCGCGCGGATCAGCTACCACGGCTTCAATGCTGTCATCGTTGAGCAGACGCAGCTCTTGGCCATGTACGTTCAGTCGTGTGCCGGTATTGGCGCGGAACACAACATAGTCACCGACTTTGCACCACGGGCCATTGGGAAAGCGATCCGGATCAGAATAGGCTTGCTCGCCCATGTCCAGAACAGCGCCCACAACAGTCAGAATTTGCTCGTCGCGAATGGTTTTGTCAGCCTTGAGAATCCCGCCATTGAAGGTTTCTTCAATCTTAGGCAGGGCAATCAAGAGCTTGTAGCCGACCGGCTTGGGTAGTTGTTGCTCAAGCGTGGAGTCAGTTTCAGTCATCGTCACTTTCCAGATGGTTTTTGGCAAGGGCTTGGGTTTCGTCAATGGCGATGCGCAGCCCCCGAATGCGCCCGCACACTTCCCGGTATTCGGAGAAGTCTTTGGCTCCCCCGCTCACCAGAAAATCGGTGGACAGTTCTACCTGTCCCTCATACTTTTCAATCAGCACGTCAAAGACGGTTTTCATGGATTACCTCTGGATGCCAAGTGTATTCGCCTCGTTCTGCTGGCGAATCTGCTCCATCAGGCGCATAGCCTGCTCTCGGTCTTTCTGCAACACGGCGGCGTCTGCCGAGCGGCCCATAACCCCCGCACGTTGTGCGTCGATTACGTTGCGCTGCTCCTGCAGTTCTTCTGTGGCACGTTGCTTCTGAGCGTCCAGCGCCAGCTTCTGTGCTTTGAGCGCATTCTCTGCCTGCAGCTTCTGGGCAGCCAGTTGCGCGTCCATCTGGTCCTTCTGCATCTTGCGCTGCTGCTCGGCCTGCTTGATCTGGAGTTCCTGCATCTGCATCTGGATCAGCGGGTCCTGCATCTGCTGCTGCGCCTGTGCTTGCTGTGCAGCCGCCATGTTCTTCTGCATGAGCTGCTGAGCGCCCATCGCCACAAAGCGAGACATCTCGACCTCGACCTGCTGCGGCAGTTCTTCCTCTGGTGACGGAAGCGGAACACCCAGTTGCTCTTCGAGTTTGCGACGGTACTGGAACCCAAGGTGCTCAGCCATGTGTGCATGGATCGCGGCTGCCATCTGCTGCGCCATCGGATTCTGGCCCATCATCTGTGCAATCATCGGGTCTTGCAGGAACGACTGGTGAGCCGCAATGTGCGCGTCGTGGTCTTGGAAGATGAACGCCTGAGTCGGAGCACCCTTGAGGAAGCCCATGTTCTCTGTGATCGGGTCTTTGGGCTTGATGTCGTCCTTGATCGGAACCAGCTTCTCGGCGTTCTTGATTCCCAACACCTCGATCATCTGGCGGTGCAACTGCGGCAGATCGTAAATCTGCGGGGCGCTCTGAGCCAACTGGATCACTGCTTGGTACTGCATGATCCGCTGTGCCATCGTGGCGCTGTTGGGATCAGACACGGGGATCACGTCCACCATGTCATAGTCAGACTGCTTGGCTGTGCGCTCGCCGCGAACGGGGTCATACCCATACTCAACCGGAGCGTTGTCCCGGATGATGTTCTTGATGAGCTTGAACTCCTCCTTCATGGAGAAGTGAACCCGCGCCTGAACCGCGCTCATCACTTTGAGCTGCCGCTCCAGAATCGCCAGCGTCGTACCGACAGGAGCCTGCGAACTCATATCGCTGACTTTCATATCAGCCACTGATCCGAGACGACGGCCCTCTTCAGTGATGCGGTCCAACAACACGGCCAGCACCTGACTCGGCTCCTTGTATGGCAGCGGCATGATGTTGTCGCGCACAGAACCAGAAGGGACGTCCACGTCACGCCACTCACCGGGGCCAATTGGCGTGTCGTCGCCCTTGATGCGGAGACCGCGAGACTTCAGACCACCCGGAAGGTTGGACAGCGTGCCAGCGTCCACCAACTGACGAATCAGAGACGTGCCGGCCCGTGCGTAGCCGCCGATCAAGTGGATGAACCCAAGGCCATACGCGCCAAACCCGGGTACGTAGTCATACTGAACGAAGTACTGCTTCTTCAGACGGGAGATGTCGTCCTCATCCCAGTTACGGTAGATGGAGAGCACCGTCGCAGAGCTGCGGTCCACCGTGATGACGTACGGCAGCGCAATGCCATCCTCGTCCTCGAATCCCGGCAGGTCGTACTCGACGTGAATCTCCAGCAACTGGTAGCGATCGTCATCCGTTACGGTGTAGCCCTGCTCCTCAGCCTTGCGCTTATCGACGTCGGTCTGGATGGCTTGCGGCTCGCCAAGGTCAACATCACGGTAAAAGCCACTCACCTGCAGCTTGCGGACGTCGTT